AAATAGTAAATGGTTACAAAAAGGTTACAATTTTTCCCCAAGGCTGTAATAATCTTGACAATTCAGTGTAATGAAGTAAAGGTTACAAAAGTGTTACAGAGCAAGTGAAGCACTTGTCAAGGTGATTAAAGTGTGCTATACTATAGACAATAAGAGAAAGGAGAATGCAAGCATGATAAAGCTAACCGAAGCAATGAGGAAGACGCTTGCAAATGAAGGGCGTCTCGAAACCCGCCGGTGTTTGTACCTTTATAAAGCACAGGAAAGGCGGCTGTATAAGTACAACAAGCCCGAAATGTGGAGAGCAAAAGGAACGGGCAAAGAGGCAGTTGAAATTGACTTGTCACCGTGGAGCGAAGACAGTCTTACCGATGAACAGCGGGACTATAAACAGTTTATTGAAAGTTATATCGGTGGTAGCTTTTATGAAAGGAGCAAATGACATGAAGCTTTATAACGTCTTTGTTTACAATCATCTGGGGTTGTTCGCTGACATCTATATGGTCAGGGCAGATGACCCCGTGGACGCCCGCAACGTGGCAGTTCAGCGGTTGATTGACGAAACCGGTGTCGGGCTGGATGTCTGGGAGATTGTCGATGTAATCGAAGTGAAAGGAGTGCCGCAAGCATGATTCAATACATCAAGCCCAGTTGCTGGGCATGGATTCTGGCAGACCTCAAGAGGAAGGAAGGGACAAAAGAACGGTGTATCTGGGGTGGCTACCGCTACTATATTCATCGGGTATATGAATGCACAGCAATCAGGCGTTGCCCTCAGTCTCAAGAACCTACCTTTGACGCAGACGAACTTGTCGCATACTTTGCAAAGGGGGAGTTTTAACATGGTGAAGGCGAACATTGTACGGCGCTCTGTTGATGTACCAGCTCCTTATCTTCCAGCTGGCACTTTCTTCCGGTACAAGAATGAAACCCGGGAGTCGTCCCACGGGTTGTTGTTGAAGGTGGACACGACGGATAGAGCGGTCAATCTGTATACCGGTACGATTGTTCCGGTTCTTGATGCTCCGTATGAGGTCATTCGGGACATCGAAATAAAGGGGTGGGTATAATGAAAAACGACATCGACATCAAGACACTCGCCTATATGTACGGCGTTTCCGATATGCACACTCTGTTAACAGTGGTGCGTGAAGACTTAACCCCTATGTGGGCGGCGGCTGGTACGTTCCGGCACATAGCGAAAACATACCCCGATTGTCCGCTTGTTAGTTGGGGATATTCCGTGGAAGACGGCAAGGGGTATATTTCATTGGTAGGTAAGGGGTGGTAAGTATGAAGATGAATCAGTGGTATTTGTACGAACAGGAAGAGGATAGCACAGACCGCTTTCACCGTCACGTCATGGAGTGGGTCGAGATTCTGGGCTTGCTCCTGTCTCTGGTCTGGGGCGTCGTTGGTCTGGTGTTCTTCATTCAGCTCATGGAGACGTTAGGGGGTTTGTTCTGATGGTCATTTTCATGTACGGGTACGGACAGCCGAAGAAGGGGCAGTTCAAACGCCCTGTCTACGCGGGTGCAGTTCGGGTAAAGGATGGTGTTGAACTCGACCTTGCATTATATATGCTTTACTCCTGCATGAAGGTTAAAGGGCAGTCACCCACGATGACCTACACGAAAAACGGCATTCGATTCACATACATGGCAGAGAGGTAAACACCATGAAGAAAGCAAAGACCGACACAGGGCTTATCAAGAAAGCCCCCGACGCAAGGGCGCGGACGTCCAAGAAGACAGGGGAAAAGGCCCTGAGTGCAAAGAAGACGAAAGCAAGGAATGCGAAGACGACAGAAGCAAAGGACGCCAAAACCACAGAAGCAAAGAAACCACGGAAGCAGGGCGGCAAGGGTCGCCCATTTCAGGCGCATAGTTGGCCCACATACGCACCCGGCAATAAAGCCCCGCGCAGTTACTCCGAAGAAGAGTTGAAGGGCATTGTGAAGAAAGCCGCCAAGGCGGCAAATACTCGCTTGCGCACCCTTGAGAAGAAAGGACTCGCAGACAAAGCCCCCGCTTATAAGTCTATTTCGGGCATATTGAAAATGGAGCGCCCCCGTTTCAAAGAATCCACGGCGAAGATGTCAAAGGAAGAGCTTACCAAAGAATTTCTCAAGCTCCGGGAGTTTATGGGAATGAAAACATCAACCATGACCGGGTATAAAGAATGGAATGAAAATAAGGTGCAGGCCGCGCGGGATATGGGATTCACAGGAACGCCCGAAGAGCTTGCGTATTTGTTTAATCGGTATATGACAGAGAAAAATGAAGCGTTGTTTGGGTCAGATATTATTTATCAAGCGATAGTTTCAAACAACATTAACAAGTTAGAATTAGAACAAATCGGCAAGGATTATCAAGCAAATCTCGAAAAAGATATTTCACAGGGAGAACGGCTGTTGCAACTGTATAGAGCACGACAGGGGATAAAATAATGCGATTCAGTCAAGATATTAACGTGTGCGAGACGGCAGAAGAATTTCTTTCCCGTGTTGCTATGCCGTATGAAGTGCACAGCAACAATAAGACTTATTTAGACGTTACTTGCACGTTTGATATTGAGACGACGAACAGCGACATAGACGGCTTTGCATACAGTTTCCAAACGTGTATTGATGGCGTGGTAGTCGTTCCCCGATACTTTGAGGACTGGGCAGAGATTATTGAAGCGCTCTGTGATAAGTGGCGCGTGACGGACAAAAGAAAACTGGTTTTATACGTCCACAATCTGGGCTATGAGTTTACCTATTTGATTCAGCTTTTAACGCTTCGCTGGGGTGACTGTAAGGCCCTTTATACGAAGAGCCGTCACCCCCTTACTCTTGAGTTTTCAAACGGCATTGAGTTCCGGGATTCTCTCAAGCTCTTTCAGAAGTCTCTTGCAAGAGCCACAGAGGGGTGCAAGCACGAAAAGTTGAAGGGCGATTTAGATTATACCGTTTATCGCACTCCCGATACTCCCCTTGATGATAAAGAGTTTGCCTATTGCGTCAATGATGTCTTGGGACTGTATGAAGCAATAGAACGGATGAAGAAAGAGCGCGGCTTTAGTGCGGCAAACATCCCCATTTCAAATACAGCTTTAGTGAAGCAGGAAGTCATGAAAAGTGTGGGCAAAGACAAGCGTTTCCCCGTCGTGAAGAAAAAACTCGCCCTGTCGAAAGCTCAGACCTTTCTTGCATATAAGGCAATGGCAGGCGGCGACACACACGGCGCACGGTGGAAAGCTGGGTACACCTTCAAGAATTGCAATTCCTACGACTTCAAGAGCGCCCACCCGTCACAACAACTTTTGTGGAAGTTTCCGATGGGTGAGCCGTTTGACCTTCCCGATAATGTAGAAATAGGCTTTGCCGATTCACTTATAGAGGACGGTTTCGGCTGGGTGGGCCTGCTCCGGTTTGAGAATTTGAGTGTAAAGGATGAATGCCCAGACCCCTGCATAAGCGTCAGCAAGTTTCACAGTGCGTCGAAGTTCACGGACGACGACACGGACAACGGGCGTATTTTACGGGTGGAGTGGTGTGAAGTCTATTGCGATTCAAACGACTGGCAGAGAATCAAAGAAGGATATGATTTTGACTCAGTAGTAGTTATGAAAGCGTTTGCTTTTCGCTTGGCTTATCTACCTGATTCATTCCGCAAAACGATTTTCGAGAAGTTCAAAATCAAAGAAACCATGAAAGGAAGTCCCGATTATATGTTCTCCAAAATCTGCGTGAACACGATTTTTGGAGCTACCGCACAGAAACAAATTCGGGATGAATATACTGCCGAAATTAAAGACGCTATAGAATGGGAAAAAACCAGATGGGAAGATAATCTTGATAACATGGATGATAAAGAAGTTATAGCGGCCCAGTTGGGCAAATCCCGGAACGGGCTTGGAACAAACAAGAATTTTCCTTTTCTCTGGGGTCTGTGGACAGCCAGCTTGACCCGCCTCAAGCTGTGGCGGCTGTTAAAGATTGTGGGCTGGGACAGGGTCATATACTGGGACACGGATTCTTGCAAATTTGAGGGCGAGAAAGTCCCGGCAGTTGATGAGTACAATGAAGAAATCAAGCGGCAGTGCATCGCCCGAAAGTGCGTTGTGCAGAAGGACAACGGCAAGTGCGTTTATATCGGGGTAGCCGAAGACGAACACCCACAGGCCGATTATGGTTATATGGAGTTTCGTTTTCTCCATGCGAAGTGTTACGCCGCGCGGAACTGTGACGGGGTTCTAGAAAGCACCATTGCAGGCGTCGGCAAAAAAGAAGGTGTTGCCGCCCTCAAAAATGATATTGACAACTTGAATGATTTTCTTGTAATCGCGGATACTGGGGCGCAGTTACTCACCTATCACGACGCCCCCGCCCACGTCCGTACCGATTTTGCAAAACCCACCATGTCAGCGTCGTGGATAGTCATGTCTACAAAAAGTTACGCAATAGGTGGAGCAACACCCGAAGACATTGACATAGAAAGACTGGGATAAAGAAAAGCCCCCGCCAAAGCGGGGGCTTTGTTATTGTGTCAGGCGGTCGGACCGTCAGCGGCAGGAACGTCACCAGCAGTGGTGTAATTGTCGGCATTGTTCCGGTACACGACAACATAGAAAGGAGAATCGGGGGTGAAGTTGCTACCCAGCCGGGCAAGGACGCCGGACGCATTGTTGATGTTGCCGGTCGTCACCCAGTTCGGCACGGTGACTTCTGTGCCGTCGGCCTTATACAGATGAAGTTTGCCTTTGGTCGTATCGACATTAACGCCCGGTCGGTCTTTGTAAGAAAAGACAGGATAGGGGAAGAGGCCGAAAAGGCTCCACACGTTCGGCGCGTCTGCCGTATGAGTAGGAACGCCCAGAGCAATGGAAGAGGCCGCGTTGTTATAGTCGCTGGTTTTAAGGGGAATACGAGTGGCGTCCTGCTTATCAACATACACCTTGGTGGCGTAGCCGGACACGTCCGGGATGTCGGTCTTGTTGGCCTTGTCAGTCTGTAAGCTGGCAATGTCTCCCGCGTGTTCGGTCAACTCACTTTCCATAGAGGAAACGCACTGGGTAATAGTCTGGTTGGGGTGCGTCGTCGCCCAGTCACCCACAACATCGTCCTGCCGCTTCTGGTCGGCGGCGAACTCCTGCTTGGTCACATGGTCGGCGCTTGCGGTTTTGAGGGCCGCAATTTCGCCGTCCTGTGCCGCGTCTTTGGCGTCGATACGCGCAATGGTTTTTGCGTACTCCTTCGGGTCGATAAGTTCAAGGTGCTCCACTTTGTCATCGACGGCGGCAATGGCAGTATCCTGAGCGGTGTTCTTTGCCTTGAGGTCGGCAATGTCCTGTTTGTTGGTATCGTTGTCCGTCTCAAGGGCAGAGATACGGCGCTCATGGTCGGACAGCTCATCGGAGTGCCGGGCCAGCTCCTGCGCGTTTGCCGCGATAAGCTTACCGTTTGCCAGCTCTGCCGCTTTAGCGCGGTTCGTCTCAGCGGTTAGGGCGGTATTGGTGGCGTCGGTCTTGGTATCGAGAGCGTCAAGCCGCCCTTCGGCAGTCGTGGCGCGTCCTTCCAGAGCGTCGAGCCGCCCGTCCTGCTTCACGTCCTTCTGCTGGATGTGGGCAATAGCGTCCGCGTTCTGGGCAATTTTGGCCTCATCTTCGGTCAGGTCTGCCCGGAGTCCGTCGGTAACAGAGGTGAGCCGTTCGATAGCCGTATGGTTATCGGTGACTTCCTTATGAATGACGGAAAGCTGTGCGGCGTGGTCTTTGAGCTGTTCCGCGTGCTTTGCCAGCTCCTTGGAGTTGACAGCGATGCTTGCGGCGTTGTCCTGAATGTTCTTGGTGTTCCGTGCAATGTCCTGCGTGTTCTGGGTCAGGGTCGCGGCCTGTGCATCGTTGACCGTCTCGATGGCAGAAAGCCGTGCATCCTGCTCCCGGTCTTTCGCCTGAATGGCAGAAATGTCCGTGTCGTTGGAAGAAATCTGCCGCTGAAGGTCAGCGTCCTTCGCTTCGAGTGCGGCAATGTCCTTGACCGTCTGGGCCTGCCCGGCCTGAAGGTCAGAGATAGCCGCGTCAGCGTTGTTCACGCGCTCTGCGAGAGCGTCCACCCGGGCGACAGTGGACGCAACAGAGTTTTTCATCTCTGCGTTATCCTTGTCATACTGAGTGATTTTCTCCCGGAACTCCTTGTTATCAGATGCAAACCCCGTCACCTGCTGGGACAGGTCTTTCACCTGATTTTTGTACTCTTCGACCTGTGCATTATATGCACCGGTGAGCGCCCAGTACCGCGTATTCTTAATGTCAATGCCGGGCGGCACGGGACACTTCGAAGTATAGGACTCGCCCTTATAGGTGACGATAGTCAAGGACTCATAGCCCCGTTCCGTGTCCCACTCGATGGGGTCAGCGAACTTCGGGACGTAACGCGCCCCGACGTACTGGGACGGCCCGCAGCCCGGGGGCGGGGGCGGCGTCGGACGCGGCGGGCGCGGGGGGCAACAGGGGTCAGGACGGCAGGGATGACACTCACCGCCCGGCGCGTAAGGCGCGGGTTCGATGGGAAACGGATGACAATTCTTATCATGTGCCATATTGATAAAGCTCCTTCCTTAGTAATACTTGATGATGAGGTGGCCGTACTCCGGTTCGGTAATGTCCGCACCGGTATCGAAGGTGAGCCACTTCCAGTTAGCAGGGACATAAGCGCAGAAGCGCCCGGAGTCGGTCAGCCCGAACCACACGAAATGCACCATTTCGTTGACCATTGCAGGAAGGTTCTTGTCGGCCCACTCGATGAATCGCCCGTCTTCAAAGTCCCCGCTGTTGAGACGGTCGTTAATACAGTGCTGTGCATCGGTCAGGGCTTTCGTGGCCTGATTCAGAGCGGCAATATTGCCGCTGTTCGAGTCCAGCCCTTTCGAGAGCTGTTCAACAAATGCCTGCAAGCTCTGAATCTGGCCTACCATCCATCTCAAATCATACTGGAAAGGGTCGCCCGGGGTGGCGAACGGGGGGTACATATTGCAGTTCATTACTTCTCCTTTCTGCCGATGAGGCTTTCCAGATAGTTGTCGGCGGCAATAGCCTCTTTGGTAAAGCTGTTGTTCTCCCACCATGCCCAGATAGCCGCGCCCACGGTCATACCGGTGGATATGAGCTGTTCAAGCCGTGCATCATCCACGGGAATGGGGCTGTGTCCGGTCGCAGAAAGAATCTGGTTTGCAAGAACCAGAATCAGCACGGCGGTACGGGTCATAGTAGCAACCTTAATTTTATTCATGCATTCACCCCCTTTCTTAGATACTGAACTTCACGTTCAAGGTCTTCTATTCTGTGGTTTGCAACTTTAAGTTGCTCTTCCAGTACAGGAACTCTCGAAATTAGGGTATTGTGTTCCCTGACTTCCCGTGTAAGTTCGTCTAACTTGGTATCGGTGACGGCCTGAGATTTGCTGTTGGCAATGAGCACACCCGTCAAGGTGATGATTCCTGTTATTACGGCGGTTATCACTTCATTCATATTCTAGCACCCCCGTCAATAACAGTCAAGGCAGAAAGCACGGTGGAAGTCGTCAGCGATTTTAGCGTAAATATCGAACAGAACAACGGCCCTTTCTGCTTCAATCATCTGTTGGGTAGTCGTGACGCCGATGTTGCCCGACTTGCTGTATTCATGAGTCACGGTGACGGTGGTGTTCTCCTTTCCCGTCTCAAGAGATACGGCGTGTTCGTTGTGCTTGTTGTCCTTCAAAGACTCGTCCCGGGTACGGTCGTCGTACTGGTTTTTCTTGACGCTTCCGCCCTTGGTAGTTCCCTTGTCGGCGTGTTGGTCTTTCGAAATGCTTTCTGCGCGGGTATCGTCAACTGTGCCGTCAGACGCCGCCGAATGGGTATCGCCGTGGGTGTCAGATGTGGACAAATCCCGGGAAGTTTCAAAAGCATGGTTTTCGGTGTTCTGGGTCGTGTCTTGGTCAGTGGTCACGCCCTGCGTGAAGTCGGTGTTCTGGGTCGTGTCTTCGTGCTCTGTCCAGTTGGTTTTCTTGGTTTCGTCCGAATGGCCCTTCTCATCGGTGACGGTGTGGCTGGTGTTGTCGGGCTGATATGTTGCTTCGTTTTCAGCAGACAGTTTGTTTTCGGTATCGCTGACGGTGTTTTTGGTCGTGTCGATTGTGTCCGTCATGGTTTCGTCGTGCTTCGTGTCCCGTGTCCCCACAACACCAGTATGAGAAGTAGTATCCACCTGACTGTCAAGCGTACCCACAATATCTTCGGTGAAGTCCCGGGTCTTCTCGCCCTCTGCCGTCGAAAGGTTTTTGTCGTGATAATGTCCATCTTCTTTGTTCCACCCGTCATGCACGGTTTTGCTGTGCTGGGTGGCGTCGTTGGTTTTCCAGCCGTCGGCGGCGGTATCTTCATGATAAGCCCCGTCCTCAGTGTTCCACCCGCTTTTTGTGCTGTTGGCAGACGCGGTATCTGTTGCCCCGCCGTGGCTGTGGGCGTCGCTCTGGGTGCTGGTATCCCGGTCGGTGGTCGTGGTATCGGTGCTTCGTTCGCTCATCTCAGTGTTCCAAATGGGATTATAGGAAAGCTGTGTGGTAGCGTACAATTTTGCCCAGATAGGACAGAGCCGTTTCGACCACCAGTAAAGCTCGCCCTTCATATAAAAAGGGTCGGGGTGGTACAGCGGGGCGAGTCCATGCAAGTGGCGAATAGTCGAAATCGCTTGCATTTTATCCAGCCCCACGGGCAACACCATATTTGCAAAAAGGTCGGGGTCGTACATCAACAGCGCCTCAAGGTTTGCACCGCTGTCCAGCTCATTCACCAGTGTTCCGTAATAAACGGGCATTGTCTTCACTCCCTTCTGTGTCCTGCTTCGGTTCGTTAATTTTGAAAGTAATGTTCAGACCGTACATTTTGTTCACTTCATCAAGGGACTTTTCAAGGCAAATTCTCCACACTTCACGGCGGTTGAATGTCTCAGCGTCTGCGCTTTCGCTTTCGTTTACGTTCATACGCTCCTTCTTGTCGGGCTGGACTTTGATTCCAAGTTCCCGGTAGAAGTCCATCAAAATAGTCCGTCTGAACTCCATGAGTTCGGGGAGAATGAAGTTCTTTGACAAATCACGGTCAATTTGCATGATGGGCAGTTCATAAGCCCCGCCCTCTCCGGTCTTGCCGTCAAGGGGGCGCTTCAAATCGGGATTGAGAATGATTGCAGGCTCACCGTTTGCCAGCCGTTGAAACATTGCTTCAAGGCTCTTCTTCTGTTTGTCGTCTTTGGCAAAAGCGCCGTATGCAAAACGGGCATTCAAGGCGCTCTGCCGAATGGCAACTTCTGCGTGTTGCATCTCAACGGCGTACTTGGTAATAATATCCCAGATACCCCGATAATCAGGGGTGAGCTTGATAACGCCGCACTCAGTACCTATTTCAAGGGGGCGGTTGAACTGGAAGAACTGGGTGGAAATGGTCATTGCGCGGGGCTGATACTGTAAGCCGTACCCCGAAGGATACCCGGGCTGTACCACCATACCATACTTCTTTGTATTGAACACAACCGCGTATCCCATTCGGAACAGCTGGTACATGAATGCATCATAGTCCCAGCCGATTTGACCGGGCGCGGCCTCTGGAAGGCCGTCAAACTCGATGATTGAGCTGCATCTCTGGAAGAAGGAACGCTCCCAATAATTGAGGGCGTCATTGGAAATGCTTTTGATAAATGTTCCACATGGAACACCACCGTCAAAGAATCCGTTATAACACTGATACATTGTATTCACCTCACTCGATAAAAACGCCGCTGTCCATAGCGCGGTTGATATATGCTATTTCGTCCGGCATTGCTCCTTCTGGCTGGCAGGAGAATCCACGGGTCTTACAGTATCCAGAAACAGGCGTTGCCACCTTCATAACAGGATACCCATACAGGCCCTGATAGCCTGCATCGTCAATAGGGGGATAATACAGAAGCGTCAACCGCGCTTCGGTGGGTAACAGCGTCTGTGACGCGCCTGCCGTAAAGCCCACGCTCTGGGTAATAGGGGTGATTGTCTGCCGGAGTCCTTCGGCGGCTGTTGCCGCGCCTTGCATAGCCGTCTGAACGCCGCTTGCCTTGCCGATGAGTCCCGGGGTCAGAATTGCCGCCCCAACACCCCCGCCGAACTCCATTGCACCGCCCACAATGGTGGACGATCCACCCATTGCCTTTATGGGGTCAATGTTGCTTGCGCCGATTCCATAGGGGCTTGAGATATTCGTACTTCCCACGAACGCGGTGTAGTCTCCTGCTGTTACTCTCACAGTAACAGAACCGTCTATCAAAGTCAAGCACCACTCAATATCTACGGTCAGAGCGTTGTTACACTGGTCAACCGGAATGCCTACAACGCCGATATTCGGAACGTAAACTTGAATCTGACAGTTCATCCGCTTCCAGTCCTCAGCGGGCCACGGAATGGGAATGGCTGTTGTTACCTTCCTGTTATCCTTCATGGAGACGATACGGCCCGTGACTGCCGTATCAAAGCCGCCCAGAGTGATGGAACTTTGACGCCCTGCCCCGTACCGTTCAAAGTTTATCGGTAGCCAGTAACAGGAACGGATATTTTCAACTGCCGAAGAGCCGAAAACAAACTTGTTCATGAACTCCGGGAGTGCAATCTTCCAGTCAACCATAACTTTGGTTTTTGCTTCCCATAAAGCGGAAAGGGCTGTTAAAAGCGTGTTCATGGTCGTCTGATTTACGGCATAAGTGGCAAGTCCACCCTTGCCCACACAGGACAGCATATAAACGCCCGTATCGGGGTCTAAATTGCCGTCCGTAATGTCGAGAGCCACGGTTGAAACCGTCGGACGTCTTGCGACGTTCTGCCGCGCGTCCTGCAAACGGAACTGTGCGCCGCTTGCGTCACTGTTGAAACCGTACTCGATAAACGTCTTGGTTTTGAGTATTGCTTCCCGGTAAGTCGCAAGGGGGTCAATACTCAAACTGATTTGCCAGATGTTCGCCCGAAGGGTGGTAATATCGTCTATCCAGTAAAACGACTTGGTTTCTTCACAATGACAGTAGTTCCATTGCGGCGAAATATTTATGGAATTGATTGTACAGTAGATAACAGGGTGTTCCATGCTGGTGGGTTTCTTAAAATCACATCGCTCCAAATCCTTCAAAACCCCATAGTCAAAAGCCTTGGTTGAATTGAGCCGCTTCTCGACGTTCCCAAAATGGAAATGATAACCATGCTCAACACTGGGTTCGGGGACAGCTCCATTGAATGTGCCTGCCATTCAATCACCTCTTTCTATAAAAATACGCCCCGCCCCAGAGGGGGCGGGGCGTTCAGTCGTTACGGGCCGGGCGTAACAGGGTCTGCCATATAATAAAGGATGGCGTTTTCCGTGGGGTCGAGAGTGTAGTTCATCTTCCAGTGATGCTCAATGTTCCAGTACTCGCCACGGGTGTTAAAGGGAGTCGTCCACACGTTATCTTTGAAGTAGGTCGTCGCCATCGCACGTTTATCGTACAGCAGGCCCACCACATAGTCGAGCTGAACGGGCTTACCCTGCTCAGCCTCAGCGGTGGTCACGTTGAACTGAGCGGGGATAATGTTGATAGCAGAACGATTGTTGATGTTCTGCCAGAACGTGACGCCCTCATAGTTGCCGAAGGACAGATAGCCCGGGCCGAAGATAGCGGGATATACCCACGCTTTTGCGTCGTTAATGAGGGGCTGATACAGTAGAAGTTTCTGTTCACTCTTGGGAGTGTGCCGGAACAGATGCAGGGTGTTCCCCTTGTCATCGGTGCAAAGGGGTGTCAGGTGGAACAGTTCGGTGGACTCTTCCAGAAGCGCCGTGTCCGTTTCCAGACGACTCACAAAGAAGGAAAGAAATTCCTGCAAATGGGTAGTCAAAAGTTCGTGAGTCGTGTAAGCGGTATTCCGGGCCACGTTGAAAGCCTCAGTAAGATTGACCTTACTGCCCGGTTTGCCGGTGTTGTAGATAGCGCCCATATAGTTCATGACACACAGGCGGTTTTCCATCTCCTTCCAGCGGGCGACGTCGTTCTGAATCTCGACAGCCATACCCTGCATGAAAGCGGAGAACTCCGACTCAGACTGAAATGCCGTGTTGAGCTGGTCAAGGAAACGGGTGTACGTCTGGTTCAGAGTCTTTTGGTCGCCGTACCACAGTTCGAGCGGGTAACGCTTCTTGATTTTGTACATATCAAGGCTGTTACCGTCCACCAGAGTATCGGGGTTCTGCTGGGTGTTTACAAAGTCGGTCTGTTCGAACTCGCCTGCGAAGAAGGCGATTTTCCGCATGAACAGCCCCCAATCTTGCCGACTCACTTCAATAGAAGTGAAGCGGCCCGTATACGCGCGACTGTCAATGACAGTGCGGGCCACCATGTTGGAAAGGGCCTGCAACGTCCCTTCTTTGCTGGCCGAAAGGCACATCTGACCGACGTTAATGAAAGACGAAGTATCCACAGCGGTGATAGTCCGCTGGCCCGTGACGTCCTGCAAGACGGCATTGACGATGGTGTAAACGTCCTTCGGACGGAACACGTCAGCCTTTGCAAGGGTGGGCATATTGTTCTTTGATTTTGCCACGGTTTACACCCCCTTCGAGAAGTCCGGCGCGGCGTCCGGTGTTGCGGGCGTAATAGCCGCCCTGATGATGTCATCGACCGACACGGCGTCGGCGGTATTGTCGCTCAGACTCCCCGCAGTGGGGGTCGCCAGAGTGTCCAGCCGCGCGGTGAGTGCGGCGATACTCTGGGCCATAGCGCCCCAGTCCGGTGCAGACGGGGCGGCAGGCGAACTTGCAGAAGCAGTAACATTTGTTGCAACGTCACCGGGCAAGGGGGGCGCACCCGTCAGCGGTGCGGCCTTGGGAGTAGTGGGGACGGGTGCGGTGTTACTGCCAAGCAGGGCGGCTATGTCAGCCTTGGAGTAACCAGCACGGGCCAGCATAAGAACGTCATCGAGTTTCATTTAGTAAGCTCCTTTCCAACGGCTCTTGCCGTTTCTGACATCCACATGAGCGAATGTATGATAGATTCCGATACCCCCAGACGCCCCCAAGAAGCATTCTGCATACTGGGCTACTTTCTCCGGGCTGACTCCTTCAATCCAGATGTCAGCCGCCTTGCCTTCGCAATGCTGAGACTTCGGAGAAGCGTTTTTGATAGTTCGGTTGTACTCCTTGGAACGGTATCCGCTGTTAATGTGTACCGGCTTGCCGGTCAGGCGTCGAATGTTTTCCAAGAGGTCAACCAAACGGGGGTCGATGATGACAGTATCACAGGGGTCTTTCCTGCTGTGGAACTCCTTCACTTTGAAGTGAGGGGAAACAAACGTGTTTGCGTCTGTCCTATATGAGTACGAAAGCATTTGCTTCGCTCCTTTCTATGATAACGGGGGTATGCAAGATAAGAATGCAACTCCACGCCCTTCCGGGGCGCTTATCTTTTGGAGTCCCCCGCACCTTTATAATAGCACTTACTCTTCCTTCATGTCAAGATATTCTCTTATTTTGATAAGGGCCGGAACGTCGGCACACCAAACTTGACCCAAAACAAACATCAAACCAAAGTAGGGATGAGCCAGCCGGAACGTGTTGCGCCCGGCCTGTGTGTCGGGGTATACTTCATGGGACTGGTGAGGGGAACTGCAAAGATAATAGTGCGCGTCATCGTATTTGTAACAATACAAATCCCCCACTTTGAACCCCGGTTTCATGCCGCGCAAGCTCATCGGATGAACGGCTTCAAGATTGTTGTAACTGAATTTGTTTTCCATTGCCATTTGATAGAACTTTGAATCCTTGTTTTTCATCATGTGCTTCATGAATGCTGTTTGAGCGCGTTTCTCACTGACTTGCTGAGACTTCGGCATACAGAGGAAAACGCCGCTATCTGTGAGCGTCCACTCCTTGCCCGTCCTTGCCATTTTCGCAATCTCATCCACAACGCCCAGTTCAACCAGCACCGGGGACGTAATGTCAAAGGCGTTTGCAAGTAGCCACATTCTCAGCGGGGGTTTGCCCTCAAGTTCCCTGTTGCCGTTTATGGTGACATAGGCATTCAAAAGAGCGTCGCCCTCTGCCTTGCGTTTAACCACGATTTTTTCCGGGATGAACTCATCATACACGACATCATGAAAGGCAGAGCCATTAAAGCCGCGAATGTTCGCAATGCTGGGAAGGGTCATCCCTATGCCGTATTTCTTGATGCAGTCTTTGGGCTTTCCGTCTTCATACTCATACTGTCCGATAGTGTATGTCACTTTGCCGCTCTTCACAATGTCCACGTCAAACCCTTCATTCTTGAGGGGTAAGAAGGGGTTTAATTGCGGGTCAGATGTGATTGCGTCAAACTCTGTGGTGGTGCGACGCAGATACAAAAATGGCTTGTCATTTGTCAGCTCATACAACAGTGTGCCGTAGGTTTTGCCCACTTGCCGTTTACCTATTATAATGTTACACCATGCCCCTAACAAAGAAACGGCTGGGATATTCACCCAGCCGTCTTTTGTATAGAGGTCAAGCGTAACTTCTCTGTTACGCTTTCCCATTGTCACACCTCATGCCGGGTCTTCCAGTCCACCGGGTCGCCTGCCTGCGTCGCATGGTTGATAACAGCTTGTGCGATTTTGTCCTCATCGGCACTGTCCAGCCAAATCCCGACGGCGTCCACCCAACGGTCACTCTTGTTGCTCTTGTTCTGAGGGGGGCTGACGAACGCGCCGTTCTTGCCGTCGATGACCTTCATATTGTACAGGGCAAGGCCGGGAAGGTTGAGGGTGAATGCAATCACCTTGTCACTGAGGAAACGACAGCCGCTGACGGTCGCCCCCTTGATGTTCAGCTTGGGGCGGTCGTCATACTCAGGGGCGGCAACGGTCGAACGATTCTTGTTGAAAGTAGCCATAACATAGTCTCCTTATTACAGTTTCTGGGCGGCGTGAATCACGTCCAGCTTGTCGATGATAGTATACAGCAGTTCGTTTGTTTTGGCCTGTGCGTTGAACATCTTCGTCAGAAGGTCAACGATTGCGGCCAGTTTGTTGTTGATGTCCTGCATGGTTCTGTACCCCCTTCAACCGAAAATCCACCGACTGAGGAACTGCTTCCCCACGGGGTCGGCGTTTGCCGGGTACAGCGCAGAGGGCTTGAGGTGGTCGTTGTACACGGTGGCGATAAGATGGTTCTGAGCTTTAAGCTCTGCTTCCATCTGGGTCATGCTCTTGTTCTCGTGACAACAGGGATTCCACGCGGGACTATACGGAAAGCCATGTCTTGCGCCCTCTTCGAACGCCGTGATGGGAACGGGGTCAAAACGGCCCACACCAGACACGATGTTCGAAAGGTTCTCGTCCTTGTCGTACACCAGCCCATAGATGTTCTGGGCCGCGTCCTCATAGAACAGGACAAAGGACACGTTTGCCGGAACACAGCAACCGGCAGTGCAAGTATCAGGCATTGTCTACCTCTTCTTTCTGGGCGGCGTCCGGCTCTTCGTCGTCCGGTTTCTCGCCCGTCTCTTCCAGCTGGCTGTGCAGGTCGTTCCATGCGAAGTCTGCAGGGACGGCGGCACACATCTCAGAAAGGATGTTCGGATAGGTCACATCGAGAGCGTCCATTTCAAAGACTTTCGTTCCGGCCTTGCTGGCTACGACTTTGAACCCGTCCAGCTTGGCGCACTCAGTACAAGTTCGAATGTTGTGCGCTTCGATGAAAAGAAGGTCAAACACCTTCTTAGCCTTAACAGCAGTGAGCAGAACATACTTGATAGAACATTTCATGAGGTCTTATCTCCTTTGTAGTCGTGGGTGGATGTTCGGTATTTGAAACGCTGTTGTGTTTCATGGTTTTATTATACTCTACTCAAGGCCGTTTGACAACAGTTTTGACCGGCTTATTTTGTAAACATTTTATGAACGGTTTTTCCGCTTGTATCCATCTCTGTAACACTTTTGTAACCTTTACTTCATTACACTGAATTGTCAAGATTATTACAGCCTTGGGGAAAAATTGTAACCTTTTTGTAACCATTTACTATTT